GAGGCATCATAAATACTCATTAACAGAACTAGAAATGATGATGCCTTGGGAGAAAGAGGTTCATCTAATCTTGCTCTTACAAGCGCTAGAAGAAGAGAAGCAACTGAGAGAATCGCATGGCAACACTTGACGACATTGTAGCATCGAATAAGATCAATGCAAAATATCTGCAAGAGATTCATAGTCTACAAGAAAACCAGTATAAAACAGAACTCGATACGAATCAACGATTCAAAGACTTCTTTGTGTCTATGCAAAGGCAAAGGGCTCGTGAAGAAGAAGCACGGCGAGAGCGAGGTGCAGCACCCAGTGTTGCTCCTGCAGAAGGCGGTGGCGGTACTGCACTAAAACCCGAAGGCAGTTTTGCTTCGTCGTTTGGCTCTATTGCAGGTAAAGGGCTAGGCGCTGGTGTTGGGCTTGCAGCTTTAGGATTTGGCATTGGTGGATTCTTTGCAGGGCTAGCAGCAGGCGATAAAGCACTTACATGGATGGACACTGATCTTACTCGCTTGACTTCAGTCATGAAAACTTTGACTGATGGTTTTGCAGAAATGAACAATGACGGGCTTATGAAAGTCGGTGCGCTTCTAGCAGCAGGTGGTGCAGCAGGTGCATTGTTTGGACCTGGTAAATCGATGAAAGCAGGCTTTGGTATGTTTTCGCTGGGCGCAGGGATCGGGGGATTCTTTGCAGGCTTAGCAGCAGGTGATGCAGCAGCAAACTATCTGAACGCAGATGGTAATTCTCTCAAGAATCTGATGGTCAATCTAGCAGAAGGCTTGGGGGCATTCGCAGGGCAAAATCTAGCAACACTAGGCACACTGCTTGCTGCTGGCGCACTTTTTGGGCAAGCGCCTGCTGCTGCAGGTAAAGCTACATTGGGTATGGGGCTGATCGGCTTAGGCATCGGCGGCTTCTTTGCCGGTCTTGCTGTCGGAGACGCTGCCGCAAAGTTCTTGAATTCTGATGGTTCTAACATTCGTGATATCATGGTCAACTTGAGCAAGGGTCTTATCGGGCTCTCAAGTGACGACATCGATGTGACCAATCTTCTCGCGCTAGCAGCAGCCGCACCTTTGATTGCAGCAGGAATCGCAGCATTGACTGCTGGTGGTGCAGTGTCTGGTGTCATCGACAAAGTTGGTTCGTTACTCACTGGTGGCGATACAGCAACAAATCCTCTTGGAAAAATTGCAGATGATCTACAAATCCTTTCTTCTGCAGTCGAAGCAAACAATCTTAAAAGCTTTGATGCTCTAGCAGTATCGCTGTTTAAGTTAGGCGATGGTATTGATAGAGTTGCTAGCGCAAACATCGAAGACTTCAGAGGGAATCTACAAGAGCTAGGCAAGGCTATCGTGATACCAATAGCAAGCGTTAACACTGCATTGAATCCAAACTCTGAGTCTGTCATCAATGGGCTTCTGAACAGAACCACAGAAGTTCCAATTGGTTCTGCAGTTGAAAGAGAAACCATGGGTGCTGTTGGTCAAACAGGTGCTACAAATGTCACCGTGGTCAACAATACGAATGCGCCTTCGAACGTCAGCAATCAGACGACGATGGGTGATGTATCGATGCCTTCGCCAACACAGTCAAACGGTACGCGCGCAGACGCTTACGCTGGAGTATAAAAAAGGGCGCCGAAGCGCCCTTGTGTGTGCTGCTTAGTCTTCAGCAGCGAGTTTCGCAAAGTAAGAAAGCGTATCTTCCTCTTCGAAATCATCACCTGCGTCAGTTGCAGGCGGCAGCTTAGGCTCTGCAGACTTGACTGGTGCAGGTGCTTGTACAGTGTCCATCGATACTTCTTGACGAACCGTGCGAGGCGCAGACTCACCAAGAACAAGAGCAAGACGCGCAGCAAGTTCATCATAGGACTTGTAGTTTGCAGGATCAGTAAACTCGTTCAGATCGTGCAGTTGCTCGTAAATCTGCTCAAGCTCAGAGTCGTCACCGCCCGCAAGAGGTGCAGCAGACGCAAACTCAGACTTGTCATAGTTACGATAACCTTCGACGTTACGAATCTTCAGCTTGAACGACGCACCTTCCCAGAAGTCAAAGGGATTCACAGGTGCTTCGTCAGCAAACTGAGGCTGCATGACATCCATGATCTTGTCAAAGATTTTCTTACCGAAAGTGTAGAGAAAAACTTTGCCTTCGTTCGCAGGATTTGCAGGGTCAGACTCGACTAGAATATTTGCAACATAGTGCAGACGACGCTTGCGCTCACGCACAGTGGTTTTATCGTCTTCGTTACCACTATTCCACAGTTTAGAGTTAGCTTCAGACACAGGATCTTGCTGACCGATAGAGGTTAGCGAACGCTCAATATACCATTGACCGGTCGGACCTTTGAAGCCGTGATCCCAATAACGAACCCAGGGCAGTTCATTACCTTCAGCAGCGGGAAGAAAACGAATGACAGCATAGCCATTGCCAGCTTTATCTACAGTGGGCTTCCATTGACGCTCGTCAACATAAGACTTGGTTTCTTTAGGCCCATTGTCTGCCGTTGCAGCAGAAACGAGAGAAGAGATAGAATTGCGATTACGCTTGAGATTTGCAAAAGACATATGTATGTTTCCTTGTATGTACACAAAAGATAGCTTTGTGTTTCTTTTTATATTCAGAGTATTTTAGTTTTATCCACTTGATACATAATATAGATGTATATAGTATCATAAAAAACCACACTATTCAAATGGTAATTCATTGCCTCGGGGTAAAAAGTTTAACTTCATTGCTTCTGCTTCCACTTTGCTTTTAATTGGTCCTGAAACGTATTTCTTAACATCCTCCTCATCAAGATTATTAGTCTCACAGAAATGAAGAATTGCATCGATGTAACTGAGATTCTTGATTCGCACAATCTCCTCAATACTCTTCGCAAATTTGTTCTTCGTCATCATCATACTATTCAGCGTCAACTGCATACTCCTTTTGCCAGACTCTTCCGATGTCTCTATAATACACTCCAACCGAGCGCTTAATCAAGCCGTTCTTATCGTATGCAGGTACAAGACACACCGACACAATACGATTCTCGCGACGCTCACCAAAGTGTGTATCAAGCCAGACACCAGACTTCAGATAGATTTGCATGTTATAAACATAAGTCTGAGCAATGGTCTGTTCACGAGTCAGAGGCTCGTTCTTCTTTGCAGAAGCTAGAACTTTTTTCCATTCAGTAATCCACTGCTTGACTTTCTTAGGGTGCAACTGCGCTTCTTCATCAAGGTCTTCAAGTGACGGATGAATAGGCGGCTCGTAACCCATGCCCTCGCGCAGATTCTCAAGATTGTTCAACAGTTCAAACAACTGCTCTTTAAACATGGCTTTGGCATGCTCTGGAATATAACCAAGTTTACATGCTTTCCAGCCATGCTTACCAACAGTAGCAAGATGAACATCAGGTATTTTTAAAACATCATCATAAACATCCCAGCCGCTTTCGTCGCGAATCCACTTTTTGGTCCAATGGATATATTCGCGATCAGTAACCTCGGTGTGAACATAGAAGTCACACTCTTGCCACGCAGCCAGACGCTCTTCTTCAGTCTCTGCTTTCTGTAGTCTCTTCCAGTCAGGTGCTGGTGTCAGAGTCTTCTTTGGGCGAGGTGTGAACTTCTTTCGCTTAGTTGTATTCTTCGGCATAAATGTCCTCAAGCCACCATTTTTCATGGGCTGCATTTTCAGCAATTTCTTCGGCATCTTTAAGGCAATGAATGCCCTTTGTTATTTTAGATACGAACTTGCCATCAGAATAAATTTCGACGAAGTAAGACTTATCTTTGCCTTGCATAACAAGGGCTTCAATCTGACTGTCGTCTGACCAATAACTGCTGACTTCAATCGCAGGCTCTGGCTTATTAGCACCAAAGATACGATCCCAGTTATCGTCAAATGTTTTCCGATCTATTGATAAAGGTCTCGGCTTGCTTCCCTTTCCGCTCATATTCTTCCCACCAATCAGGTTTGTTTCGTTTAGTCCACTTCGCAAACGGGCGTTTGTCTTCCCAGTAGAAGTGTCGATAAGACGCTAATGAATCGCCTTCGACAATGCAATGAGGGTACTGTGCCATGGCAGGAGTCGGTTGAGTAAATTCTTTTGACTTAAGACCTGCAGGTGGAAACAGTAGATAATACTCTAGCTTGCGAAACGATTCGTGGATGCGACCATATCTATACTCGTATTCAGCCGCAAGCGCGGTCCATAAGTTTTGAAGCCAGTTGTAATTTTCTGCAGAGTGTCGAACCCACTGCGCAGATGGATGATTAACATGACAAGCTTTATATAAAGCATGATTCATTGCAGTGTCTGAATGAAAATATCTGGCAATTTTTCGACCGTTCGTATTATGCCCATACCACAACTTTCCATCAATCACGCGATGCGCAGTAGACATTAACTGCGCATACTCGACAACCATTTTGACTACATGTTTGTCACAGTGTTGCTTAGCACAGACTGTTGGGTCTGGATCAAGATAGAATACATTCATTCTTCGCTCAGCTTTTTCGCTTTTGAAATTGATTTATACACATCGCCAAGAACGGTTTTTTCTTGATGCGACAGCGTATTATACAACTTTTTATCTCGGCGTGCAATCTTACCAACTTTACGCATGAGTTTTGCTTTCTTTGCGTTCATTTCAAAGCCTCTTCAACTGCGGGAAAGTGACCCACAATAATTTCCCAGCATTTGCGAGCCACTTTCATATGCTCTTTCTGAGTGCCGTTTGCCATGCGTAACTGACAGTAGTGAACCCACGAGCGAAGCGAGCCAGCCATATACAGTGTCGTCTCGGTGTTGCCTTCGGGTAGCACTGCTCGCGCTTGCTCTTTGGCAATGCCATTGTCAAGCGCCCACTGATAGACTTCTTGAGACTTGTTGATTACCTCGCGCTGCTTCATACTCCAGTTCTCAGCCAGATCGCGATCATTGGTCTCAATAGAGTTCTGTCGGTTCTTAGTGTCCTGAAGCCGAGATTCGCGCGTGATGAAGTTTTCCGACACGGCATAGCGCTGACTAAACTCTTGAAAGGAAAAACTCCTGTGCCGTAGCACCTGCCGTGAGATATCGCGTGTGGTCTTGATCTCCATGGTGATATGCACCATCTCAAGAGGAGACCAATGCTCGTTCTGAATCAGATACTTCAGCAGCTTGGGTGCAGTCTTTGCATTGTTCTGGTTGCTGGGATTGCTCACTCGCGCAGCATACGCGACCAGTTCTTCTGCAGTATGGCAGCCCGTGATTGCGCTAGGCTTGCTCAGCGCAATTAGATTCACTTCACTCATAGTTTACCTCACAGAATGTTTTTATAAAAAATATGATTATCGATTACAAGTGTTCTTTCTAATGTAGGTGCCCAATATGGTTTTACATAGTCTGCATGATAATACAGACTTCCTTCTGTAATGTCAATAGGCTTGTCTTGTATAATTTGAATTACAAGATTTAAAATGTTTTGATATGTTTCTTCGTCTTGAGGTATGTCACTCTTACCGTCACACCACCAAGAGAAGTGACACTGATTGCGGACTGGGAGAATATTACCCTTCCAGTTTTCGTAGGTAGGTCCTTGCTGTATCACATCGCAGATGGTGTCAGGATAGTCTTTGCTGCGTACACGATTCAGCACTACCTGAGCCACTGCGATTTGACCAGCAAGGGATTGATTGCGGGCTTCGAAATAAGAATTGAGCGCGAGACATTCGATCTCACGCTCTTCGTAGATAGGATCCTCCGGAGCAGCTTTTGTTGAAGAGAGAGGAGGAGAAAGCGGCTGCT